GGTAGCGTCCTGCGAGGGCTGCTGGTTCGCGTCCTCGGTCCGGAGACGCCGGGACTGTGCCTTAAAAGCGTAGATAACTGAGTCCGCGATCAGTTCTTGATCAAAAGCGAGGCTCCCGCGCTGGACAGAAACCAGCTTGTTCATCACCTGCCGAAAAGCCCCCCGAGTGCCACCCGCGTAGAACGCTCCGAAGTTCAGGTCCTCCTCGATGCCGGTAAGCGCAACGTCCGTCCAGGATAACCGGCACTGAACCCCCGGAGCTTTGTCCGTGACCGAGGACGTCAATCCGAAATATCCGCGGGTGAACATCGCCCAGGTAATCGGGCACTTGTTGTCAAGCCGGTCGGGAATAAACGCTTCCCACAAGCGGTTCTTCCCGTCGAAATCAACCGATATGTGGAAGACGCGCTCCACATTCGCGACCTGCCCGGACATCCAGTTTACCGGGCGGGTGCCCAGCCAATAGCCAGCCCACGACGGGCCGGACTCGTCGTTAAGAGTCGCAATGCTCGCATGATTGAGGACCCAAGTGTGCCGGTTATAGCTGTCCTCTGCTGGAACCGACACCATGAGAAACTGACCGAAGGACCCGATAGCGACACCAGCTAAGTCGTTGCTCAACATCGCCTTGCTTACCATTAGCTCGTTGTCTCGAACCGGCAGGCGGGTAGTGAGTTTCCCGCTGGTAGCCGGGTCATAGAACACAATCCCGGCAGAGGAGAACCACACCAGCCGTCCGTAATGGCTGATCACCGACTTAGAAGACGCGCACCCTACGCCGATAACCTCCTCTTGAAAATTAGGCGTGGCCGTCCACAGCGCGCGTTCTCGGATGTTTGCCTGTAGCAAAGACCCGTTTACGTCTGTGAATACCATAAGCTGCGGAGCTTCAGTGGACGGCGTCACGGCCATCCCAGTAATCGCCGACCGGAAGAAGAAACTCACTTGGCCTCCCAGATAATCTGACTCCCGGAAACTAAAGGGGTTCGATATGTCACTGGCGAAAACTTGATTCCCCTGGGACACCCAGAGGCGGCTCCCGACCCATACCATGCTGCTGCCCGCGGGAGTCTCATACGGCAGCCCCGAAATATGCCCGGCTCCGTGGCCGTCATACCATGCGGGGGCCGTGTCGCCTCCGTCCTGGATGAACAGGACCGCCTTCGGCGTTATCACCGAAATCGGAGAAGTGAAATCCTGGGTCCTCCGCTCGGCGGACTGGAGGGTCTGCTCGAAAAAGAGTTGCCGGGCGAACGGATTGAACTGAACCCCGTCCAGTTTTCGAAAGTCCGTAAAAGGCCAGTTCGCCGCATACACCCGGCCATCAATCCCGACTAGCATTTGCTCCAGCCCGACTTGAGGACGGAAAATAAAGCTGCCCTGCAAGTTCCCGTCGGGGAGGGTAATGACGCACCGATACCCCGGGCGGCATGATGCCAGCCCGCCCACGTTAATCATGTTGACGCCCATCCAATAGCAGCCAAGCGGGACCTGCCCCGGGTAGCTATCCGACTTGGCCCCCGCGAAGAAGGTCCCATCGTAGTCTATGATCCTTGTGGCGGGGCTAGGGGGCAAGCTTGGCTCCTTTGCTCATCAAGTCACTGAATAGTCGAACTTGTCCCGAAGGTTGGACATATCGATCACTTGCACCGGGTTGTAAACCGGCGGCTCCGCACAGAGTTGCGCTTCGAGTTCGATCCGGGCGGCGTCCGCCTCATACGAATGCGCCTCCGCGATCTGGTTGTCCGAGTAATGCTTCCGCGCCTGGACGGCGAGAAGAAACGCCACCCGGCTACGCAGCGGAATGTGATCGTCCCGAGAAGTGAACACCGGATTCGTCTTCCGATACGCGATCCGGACCCAGTTGCAACTCCGGTTCAACTGGATGCGCCGATATTGCGGCAGCGTTTCATCCGGCTCCATCACCGTAAGCAACACGCCTGTTGCTCCAGAATCATCAATCGTTGACAGTCGGACGCTGCCGACAGTAGGGTCCTTGTATAGCCCGACAATGCGCGCAACTTCGGGAGCAGACTCGTCTGGAACAGCCACCCCGTAAACCGTCGGGACAAGATACCCGTTCTGCCAAACGCCGTTCGTTTGACGCCGAAGAACATTACCAGCAACGTCGTAACCGTAAACGATGACTTGCTTCCCATTATCCGCGGCAGTCTGGAGATACGCCACCAGCTTCGCGGGGGCCGGGAGGTCCCGGTAAGTGCAGTGCATCTTTCCGGCGTCCTGCCACTTCCACTCGCAGACCGTGCGGCAATCGCCGGGGCCGTTGAGGTGAAAACTGAAAAGCATACCGAAGCCCAGCACCGGCTGCCCGCCGATATTGACTCCCAGGACGGTGTCCACCTCGCGCGGGAGCGCCACACACCGGCGGCCACAGCCTGCCGGATTGTTGCACTGCGTCGAGCCGCTACAGCTTGAACAGCCCGCAGTGCAGATGTCAAGAAACCCTTTCCAGCCCTCCAGGTCTTCCTTGTTGGCTATCAGGGACACGGCGTCCGTCAGCCAACGAAAGAACTTGACTTCGTCACACGCGCCAAAGATTTTGCGCGCCTCATCGTAAACCTCATTGACGGTAAACATCGCTTAGTTGCTCCCTGCCCGTTCCGCAAGCCGGTCAAGCACGTCCTCTGTCCGCTCCGTGACCGCAAGCTTCCCGAGCCGCTGCTGAATCTTGTAGCGCCGTTGCTCGCTATCGTCGGCAATCTGCGCGAGCAGATTGATCGTTGCTTGGCTCATGCCTTCGGCATCCACGAGCCCATCAACCGCGCTTCCCACGGACTGCTCAGCCGTCAAAAGCGCCGACAAATAGTCCGTGCTGCTCTTTCCGGCTTTCATTTCCTGGAGACCCGCGTTGGCCGCGGCGTTGATCTTCCACAAGTCCGGGGATTCGCCCAGGCCGATCATTCGCTCCACGAGCGAGTCGTAAATCCCCTCGTAGGTCCCGTAAAGGCCCCCGAGGAATTCGTGGTCTTCGAAAAAGGTGGGGCCTGAGACGCGATTGTGCCCGATATGAGCAAACAACTGCATCGTCCGAAACTGTGTGGCAAGTGTTTCCAGGCTCATTTTAGTTGTAGTGCTGCGGCGATTGCGTCGAGGGCTTCTTCTGCGCCACAATGCCTCTGGGTGGGCGCGTCGGGCTCGCTGTCCTCGACATCGCAGATGCAACAGACCTCGATGTCGCATTCATACCACGGCGTCCCGTCCGAACGCTTCGAGTAAGTCTCCCGACGCTTCTTGAATTTCACCGTCATTTCACCCTCCTCGGGCAAGTCAAGTTCCTTCGGCCCGGAGTAGTGGAAAGACGGAAAAACGGTCTCGCTCGGCTCCCCAGTCGAGGGGGGTCCGCCATACTGTTCTTTGCTGCTTACGCCAAGGTCAATCATGTTGTCGCTCATACGTCAATAGTCGGTCAAAAGGGGCTCGGGGTCGTTATACGAATCCGCCCCCCAGCGCAGTTCGTAGCGCCTGGATCAGCGAATAAAAAGTGCTCGACTCCCCGGAAGATAGCCCCGAATGTATCGCAGCAAAGGAGAGCCGCTTGGCAGACTGGTAGGCGGCGACTCCAGCGTTGTTCGCCGCAAAACAATAAAGCTCGTTGGTTGAGAGTGCCCCAGGAGCCCCCGTTCCACTCACTACCGACGAATGCGCGGTCCCCGAGTTGGCCGTATAGAGGTCCTCCCGGGCCGCTGTCGTTCGGTTTCCAGAAACATACCCCGTAAAAGCCGAAGCGGCTTTGGATATCCGTCCGGTATTGTAGGCGTAACAGTCGAAGTAAACCGTCCCGGCGTAGAATTGTAGTCCAAACTGAGGAATTCCCCCGCTATTTCCAACTAGCTCCGCCCCGTTATCGTTCGGGTTGGTGAAATAGTATATCGTCAGTCCGCCAGAGTTCGGCTGTCCCCCGACATCCCCCGGTTTGACCCCGGTCTGCAAATACTTGCTCGAACCATTGCCGATAAGCCCGTTGACCGTCAAATCCCCAACAACGAAGTTGTGGTTCGTCCAAGGATCACTCCCGGCGTTGTAATACAGCGGAGTCAGCGCCGCGATAAGCGAGTCCGAGGCGAAACAGTTGAGGGCCGCAAGTTTCGACGCAAGGGACGCCGTGTCGAGGCCCGTGCAGAATGTGTGCATCGCCGCCTTGGTGGCCAGTGACGGGCTAGCGCCACCGTTTATTACCACTCGTTGCGCCCAATCTACTACTACAACGTGCCCGTCAGTCGTAAACGTCCAAGTATCCCCGGTCGTCGTGCCCGTAGCATTGATCGAATCGATCCGCCAAGTGTGCGCCGTGAAAGCACCGAGGGAGGCGGTATTAAACGAAGTCCCTGCCTGCGTGGCTTTGAATACGCTGTCCACGTAAACCGAATAACTGGTTGCACCTCCCCCGTTCGCCCACGAAAGCGCGACCACCCCGGGGGTGACCGCCGGGGCTGCGTTCGCCGGAGTCGGAGAAATCGCTTTACTCGGAGCTACCGGAGGAGCCGAGGCTATAGAAAAACTCCAAGTGTCCCCGGAGACGACACCGGCGATATTTCTTGAATCCACCCTCCAGGTATAAGTCGCGCCGTCCACGAGCGCCAAAAGGGTCTTACTGGTCCCCGCCTGATTCCCTAGCAGCACCCCGTTGAGGTAAACGTCGTAGCTGTCCGCTCCCGCCGCAGCCGCCCAGGTGATAATCACCAGCACCGAAGACAGGTTGGCGGCCCCGCTCGCCGGGCTCAAGTTCACCGCCTTGGCCGGGAGATTTTCGCCGGTGGTAAACGACTGCGTCACTCCAGGAGTGGACCCCCCAAGTCCGAGGGCGTCGATTCTCCAAGCATAAGTTGTCAGCGGCGCAAGCATTAAAGTGGAAAGCTGGTTCCCGTAACTACACCGAAAAAGATGCCGTTAATCCAGACTGAATAACTGGTGGCCCCCGCGCTGGGGGCCCAAACGAGCACTGTCCCCACCGGGGGCACGTTCGTTGCGCCGTTCGCCGGGCTGATCGTTATTACTTGTTTAGGACGCAGCGGAGGGACCGGTTCGGGGGGTATCGGCGGCTCCGGCGGATTCGGGTCCGGCTCATTGACAACCGACAACGCGTATTCCGGGATGCCTACGGTCTTCGTGCCGCCCCGCGCACGTTTACACGAGTCCGCCCGCAACCGCACGAGCGGGTGCTTGCCGTTGCACTTATTATTGCTGGCCCCTAAGCAAGACGCACCCATGTCATTTGAGTCCCGTTAGGGGCCACCGCCAGCTTCCCCGCTGCATTCGAATACGCCTTCACCGTTACCGTCTGCCCCGGAGTCCCATTAGTCGTGATGATCATATTTATCACCGCAAGGCGCACTTCATTAAGCGCCGATACCGTGACCGTTATGATACTCGGAAAATACTGAACCGCCCCATCGCCAGTGACCAACTGAAAACTCGCAGAGTTTCCCGGGACAGCGCCCGCCAATCCCCAAACCGGAAGCACTACGCTGACGAGGTAAGTGTAAGCCCCCGCAGGCGTAAATTTCGGCTGGGTGGTCCCAAAGTCGATATTCTGCCACGCCCCCGTAACTACATAATCAACCGACCCGGGGGTTACTCCACCGCCAGCCATGACCGGACTGAAGCTCCCGTATTCAGAAATTACCGCCGTCCCATCCGCTCCTTTCGGGCCAGTTGGCCCTACCGGTCCCTGATACGCCGACGGGGGACCGATTGGGACTACCAAGGCCCCCGCGTTGATTATCGCCGGAGCCCCCGGCTGCGGGGAAAGCATCGTCAGAAACACCACGCCTCCGGGCGCGGTCCCGGTCACGGAATACTGTCCCGAGCCCTTGATGAAAACTCCAATACCCTCGATAATCGACGGGTTCGGGAGGATCGCGATCTGGATCAGCGGGTTATTGAGGCTCGGCTGCGCGAAGCTCTGCACCGTCACCGTGTAGGTGTTCGCCCCGTCTGTTCCGGGGGTTCCTGGGCTGCCCTTCGGACCCGTGAGGCCGCCGATGCCGTCACGAAACAGCCGGAGGAAATAGCAAGCAAGGCCCTCGCCCTGCGCGCGGGGGTTGTTTGGGAGGCCGGTGTCAAGCGAACACGGAAGCGACCAAACTACCTTCCCGTCGATCTCCGTCTTGACGACCGTTCCGAAAAACTGATCCGTGAAGTTCTGAATCTGCGAGGGCAGCGTCTCACACGCCGGGGTGTTCGCTTGGCTCGCCCCACACGGATTATTGCACTGCATGAACTGGGTATTACAGTCGAGCGGGTTCGCATTCCCGCCGCAATCAACACAATTTGACATAGGCTACTTAGTGAGCACCTGGACGACGTTCTGAACGTCTTCGTCCTGCGCTTTCATTTGATGACTCTGAAACTCGTTGAGGATTTTGTCGCGGAGGCCCAAGTCAGAAATTTCCTTGCCCACCCATTTCTTGAACTCCTCGCCGCCTTTGATTACCTGGGCGAACCCCTTGGCTGCGATAGCCCCGGCTCCCTTGAGCACGTTGAGCCCAATCGCCGCCCCCGGGTTCATCGTCGCTGCAACCGTCAGCGCCAGTTTCCCGAGCGTGAAAAGCACGACCAACGCCAGCACAATGCCGCCCACCCAATAAAAATACCCCACTTGGATTATCCCCGTGCCTTCGATCTTCTTCCCGACGTTCTCGTCGCTGTCTTTCTTGAAATCTTCGACCTTCCTCTCGAACTTGGCAACCGCGGTCTCCAGTTTGACCGCGAGCCTCTCCGCGGGCTCCGTCTTCGATGCCGGAGACACCGGCGGACCCAGCGCAACCGCCACCGCTTCCGTCAACTGCTCCGTAGCCTTCGCAGGCGTGACTACGTTGGTGCTAGCGTTCTCCGCAACCGCTGCAACTACCGTTTCCTTGGCGCTCTCGTGCGCCCGATAAATCGCTTGTCTCTCAAGCTCGACCAGCTTCGTAGGCTGCTCGGGAAACTTCTCCACCCTGTCCTGGAAAAACTCAACCCGCTTCGGGACGAGGGACGAACAACCAGCCACCGCTACCGCTAGCAACAAACAGAAAAGGTTTCGTTTCATTGGTTCTTCTTCCTGAGAAGTTTTCGTATCTTGAGGGCCATATAGACCAGCGTCGCGAGGGCGACGAGAATCTGCACCGAAGTAAGAATGCTCGGCAAATTGGGCATGAGGTCCGTCCAGTGTTGTTGCGCCCGTGCTAACCCGCCCTTAATTCCCCCCAACCCCACGTTGGCCCCCAGGACGCCGAGAAGCCTCCGCTCGCCTTCAAACACTGAACAGATCGACATATATTTTCCGGTAGTAAAATGGGGGAGCGGCTCACACCGCTCCCCCACTGTTCCCCACCCTGATGAGCGGCGACTAGACCGTGATGTCCGGGTCCCCGGGCTGGCCGTGGATTATCGGAGTCTCGCTATCGCTGCACACCCCAATCTTGCTGTAGCTGAAGCTACCCGCGCCGGAATAACTCGACGTGGCAGTCGTCGCGCAACTCACCAACCCGAGGTCAGCGGTGCAACGCTGATACAGAATCGGGATGATATGCTGCGGACGCAACGGGCGGTAAGCCCGCGTGATCTGATACTTGTGCCACCCGAAATCTCCCCACTGGTTGCACTGGTTGTCGATCTGGTAGTGCCACTCAAGCTCGCCCATGTGAAGCTGCGGCGCGAACTTGAAGCTCCCCTCGCCGACATACTTCTCGGGCACGAGCCGTTCGAAGCTGCCGTCGGCGATAAGGACGCCGACCTCGTAGGGCGCGCTCAACCATGCCGGATTTGGCTTGGCAAAAGCGGTCCCGCGAGCGGGCTGGCTGATCACCAGCATCGGATCAACAAGGTTCAGCGTGCCGTCGGCCTTGAAGCCGGTGCAGCGCAGGGGACGTTGATCGACGCCGAAGGAAATGCCACGATAGGCCGGAGACTGCTCGAAGCTGTAAGCAGTGAGCGAGGTCTCGCCCAGCTTATAGCCGCCAGTAGTCAGGCCGATCATCACGTTCTGGACGCCCACTTCCGAGCGGAAGTATTCGACCTGATCCGCGCCGCCGATGAACCGATAATGCGGCATCCCAGAATCCTGGGAATACCACTCGCCGAACAACACCTCTCGCATATAGCGAGCGATGTAATGCAGCGCCTTGAAGGTCATCGGGCCGGTCGGAAGCAGCGGGGCGAACTTAACGCCCAGATCGGTTTCCAGACCGCCGGTAAACAGCGAATTGAAATCGTAGTTCGAGTTCGCCGTGAACTTCGACGCTGACCGCAGATACAACTGCGCGCGGATGTCCGCGTTGATATACTGAGTGACCAGCTTCTTCATCGAGTCTTCCGCCATGACGTAAGACCCCTTGAAGGCCGCGTAGCCTTTCTTCACGCAGATGTTGGGACCACGACCACGAAACGACTCCAGGCGGAGCGTAAACTCCACGGTGTCGGTGAGATCCTGGATGCCGGTGTGCCCACAGATGTCAGTATCGCAAACGAAGTTCGGGATAGACAGTGAGTCGCCCGGCGCGGCCTGCATCTGAACGATGGACCGGATAGCGTCAGAGGTTCCGCTCGGGAACACACCGCCGCCGATGATGTTCATGTAAGGGCTGTTCGCCGCGAGCGCCTTGGCAATAGTGCCGACGATGCGGTTTGTGTCCTTGCTAGCAATGTCCGAGATTTGACTCGGATCGTCACAGAAAAATGGCATAAAAGTTGTGCTTTCTACTTTCCCCAGCCGTAGCCGGAGATTTTTGTTTACCGTCACGCACTCCTGGCCGACGAGCGCAACACTTTTAGGCCGTCTCCCTGGTGCCGCCGGGAGATTTAAGGCACCAAGAAACAGTCGTTGAGAATCCGAAAACGGTCAATAGCTCAACAAGGAATTGAGCGTCCCCGACGCTGGAGGTATTCCTGGTGAGCCTCAATCATGCGCTCCAGCCAATACTTATGCCGGACCGAGTGGATGAGAATCTTCCCCGACAAGACGTCCGCAACCATGCGGTCGCCTCCCAGGTAGCTCGCATCCAGATCAAAGTTATCCGTAGGAAACTCCGGGCCGCCGTTCCACCCCATGTAACTGATCGCGTCCGGGTTATGCTTGTATTCAACTCCGCTCTCGCACGCAAGCGCCACGAGATACCAGTCCTGAAACGGAGTAATCGGATGCGCGCGAACCTTCGACCGATCAACGCTGAGCAG